GCACCATTTAGTGTTCCTACAAATTTAGTATTTGTTGGAGCTTCAAAAGTGCCTTCAGTTGTTCTTGCGAACGCTGAAGTTGTTGCTGATTGTAGTACAGTTAGTGCGTGTGGTGAAACCACAGCCCAGTTACCTGCGCCACGACGTGTGCGTTGAGCAATAGTATTTGCAACACGGTTGACCATTACAGCCAAAGCCGCGTGTTCGTCACCGACGAATGTTGCAGTACCTGATACGCCAGTTTGACTATAAGTCAACTGAGCCGCACCTGCTAATGCACGTAAAGAAGCAAGAACTTCTTGATCAATTTCAGCAGTAATTTCTTGGGCTAATGCCGCCATAATTTCTGCTTCGATGTCAATTCCTTGCTGTGCTTGAGCATCTTGAGCCGCTTCAAAAGTCCAGCGAGCTGATAGCTTTCTGGTTTTTGCTTCGACTGTTTGCTTTAAGATCTGGATACTTAATTTGTTTCCAGGCAATCCTTCTAGTCCCGCTGTAGCGGCACCGGCTGGAGTTGCATCAGCGGCGTTACCTGAATAAGCCGCGGCAATCTTAAATGGTGAAAGTGCTTCTTCACCGACTTCATTACCATCAGATGCTGATGCATAACGAACTCTTAATGTGTGGATTTGACCCACTGGACCTGTCATAGGCTGTACCCCAACTAATTCGTTGGCGATAACGGTTGGCATAACACGTCGTATTACTGGTAGGATAACTCTGTTAAGAGTTGCAACATTACCGGCAGACGTAGCGCCTGCTCCTGCAGTCTCATTCAACCACTTGCGTGTGTTTTCAAGAGTACTTGCCATTACTGCTTTTTTGTTGCCTTGAAGGCCTTCTAAAAGAGCGGTTTTGGTATCCTGCCAGCGATTTTCTAGTAGTTCTGACATTGTTTTCTCCTTAATTCAATCCTGCAAGTCTACGAATATCAACAATATTACTTGTCGCTTCGGAGCTTACACTACTAACGTTAGATTCTTCTTTATTGCCTGTAATTGCTTTTGCCTCTTGTTCCGTTAATGTCGCCTTTTTCTTCTCTGGAGTCTTCCCGTCTAATACTGCCGGTATGTACTTGTTAAATTGTTTTGACAATTTATCAGTTTGTACACTTTCCAGTAAGTCATTCATAATCTCACGCTGATCTTTGCTCAATGGAGCAGTTAGTTCAGCAATGACGTCTTTTCTCTTAGTCGCATCATTGATCTTAGTGATCTCTGCATCTTTCTCTGCGATAACTTTTGCTTTTGCGTCATCAGATGCTTTAACTTCTGCAAATTGCTTATCTTTAAGATCAACAACTTTCATTAGTTTAGCAGTTTCTGATTTTTCATTCAAATAACTGTTATTGTATTCGTTTGCAAATGTTTCGAAGATTTTGCGACCAAAGTCATTTTTACGTGCTGAGTCGATATCTTCTTTAAGTTGGCTAATTTCTTTTGTAAGACCTTTTCCAACAACATCGGATACCAATTTAGCACTCTTCTCAACAAATGTTGATTTAACTTTGTTAAGATGTTTCTTAGCTTCACGTACAAGTTTTACCTTAGTTTCAGCCAAGTCTTTCTTATCTTCGTGGAACTCTGCAATTTCTTTTGCCAAAGCTTCTACAACAAATTCCTCAAGTTTGCCAAACTTATCTGACATAACTTTTTGGTCTTCGTGTAATTCAGTTACTTCTTTTTTCAACGATTCTAATACAAACTGTTTTAACAATCCTGCGTTTTCACGCATAGCAACAACATATTTTGCTCTTGCTTCTGCTAATTGTTTACGATCATCAGTAAATTCGGAAATTTCTTCCGCTAATTTATCGCTAACCATAGAGTCGATTGCTTCAACCATTTGTGCTTTGTCGTGTTCATATTTAGAAGCGAACTCCTCTCGAAGTTCAGCAGTGACTTCTAATTTCGTTTCCGAAATTTTCTTGTCCCATGCTTCTTGAATTTCAGCTCTGATCTCTTCAGAAATTACATTGTTTTCAAAGAGTGATTTCAGTGCGTCCA